TAACGCTTTAGGGAGTTGAGGGCGGAACGCCCGAAACAAAAAACCACCCGCTAAGCGGGTGGAAGGTAGGATCTTATAGGAAAGGAAATCACTCCGGTAGAATGGCAGAGTTCAAGCCACCAAAACAACAAGGAGTGATTTCCATGGCAAAAAGTCTAGCACACACTAAGTGGATGTGTAAATACCATATCGTGTTCACACCGAAGTATAGACGAAAGATCATCTACAACAGATATAAAGAAAGTATCGTGGAGATACTGAAAGATCTATGTAAGTGGAAAGGGGTAGAAATCATAGAAGGTAGAGCAATGGTGGATCACATACATTTGCTAGTATCGATCCCGCCGAAGATAAGTGTATCGAGTTTCATGGGGTACCTGAAGGGGAAGAGTGCGCTGATGATATTCGATCGGCATGCGAACCTGAAGTACAAGTACGGGAACCGGCACTTTTGGGCGAGGGGGTACTATGTGAGCACAGTGGGGCTGAATGAAGCAACCATAGCGAAGTATGTGAGAGAGCAGGAGAAACATGATCAGATGATGGATCGGATCACAACGAAAGAGGCAGAAGACCCCTTTAGGGGTAGCTAAGTAATCGGTGCACCAGGCTTGAACGAAGTGAAAGCAGCACCTTGAGGTGCTGCAAGTATTATGCCCTTATAGGGCTAGGTCATGCCACCCGCTATGCGGGTGGTCATGACTGGCAAGAATATTTAGTGCATATCACACTGCTGGCCTGCTCTCGCGCTGATGAGGCCTCTAGTAGAACAATTGAGCCGTCATTGCGAGCGAAGCGAAGCAATCTCCTGCAGGTTTAGAGAGAATTGCTTCGATCCCGTTGGGGTCTCGTAATGACAATTTCTTATAGATTGTTCGTTAAAACATGACTGCCTGGCTTCTCCCTATTTTCGTGTAACTAACTCGTCGGCATTGTTACAATCAGAGATGTTCGTTTAAATTCACAGCGTGGAGAATGCGCCTAATACCTTTTTAGTCGCATTCTCCCTAAGTAGAACTTTCGGTTATAACCGAAAGTTCTACGCCGTCAATTCCTGATACTCGGTATAGATCGTCATCCCCAGCGCCGAGCCTTTAGCATAGAAATACCGGCTGACCAGCGGGATAGACCCGGACCAGACGAACTGACCACCATCTTTAACCGTGGTATCCCAGGCCAGCAGCGCGTTAGACGTGGAGGGAGAACCCCCGCTGACCGTCATTATCGCCAGGCGCAGCGTCAAGTCCCCGCCAGATGGATTATTCACCTCGACCCTGCGCAGCAGCACCGGCGAGGCGGACGTGCCCGAGACGATCACCGCCCAAATAGAGCCTACGATCGTACGGGAGCCCGTGATCTTACCAGGTAGAATGTGCGCTTGCAGCTTGCCCGCTTGCGTATAGGTGTCATCAACCGCCACCGCTCGATCGATCAGGTTACTTGCTGCAGTGACCTTCCGCCCCAGGAACTGGATTAACGCTTTAGTCATCGGATTGTATCAACCTCATCCCGCACCGAGAAGAACGCATACAGCGCGTTTGCTGTACCCGCCAGGCCCCAAATATCCTTGGTCTCAAGTTTGACGATCCCCTGCCACTGGAATCGGCCATCAGCCGGGACCGTGACACCGTTGGCCGCGAATACGTGCGTGCTGCTGGGTGTGTCATCGTGTAGGTATAGGGTCAGGGTGACGTCAGAACTTGTCACATTGACAACGTTTATCTCGATCACATCACGCACGCCAGAAGTCGGGTGCTCTTCCAGCTTGCCCGCCGCGCTGTTCGGTACCTTCTCCGGCAGCCTGCCATAATGGACCAGGGAGGCCGAATCCATGACCAGCCGATGGTCAGAATCGACCAGCATAGCCCGCATATCGTCGCCATCTTCACCCAACAAGACCGCTTGATCAGGCAGCGCCGACCGGCTCGGTAATGGTAGTTCTAGGTCCTCAAAATCTGAGAAGTCATCAGGCATCGCTCACCCTCGCTCCGCTCGACCTCGCTCGTAGAGAACGCGCCAGCGTTCTCTTAAAGCGCTAGCCGAAGGCTATCGCTCATCCCATTTATCCAGATCCCAGCCCTCGCCCCAGGTCGGACCAAACCTATTACCGCGCTTGCGTAGGTTCTCAAGAAACACATTCCACCTGATCTTATGATGCTTTGCCCAGGTCGCCAGGACTTGGATAGCATACAGATCCGTGTTTGCAGTCTCGACCAGGTCCGCAGAGCGGGCTAACGCCGCTTTAGCAGCAGCACCCTCGACGACCTTGGAGATGTGGGCGTCTTGGATCGTGGTCGTGCTGGCGCTTTCCAGATCTTGGATCGTGTGAGGGATGACATACCAGATCCGCATCTCTTCATTGGTCTGCGGCTGTGATCCATCCGTAATATCCAGGAACAAAACCGGCTGTGCGTCATCCCACCACAGGCGCCAGCCACGGACCTTATTGGGTGGCCAGGTCTCGCTTGCGGCATCCGAATCGTACGGCCACCACACCTGCGTAACCTCGACCAGGTCCGTAAGGCCGCTTAACGCCACCTCGCGCCCATCACCTGGCAGTGTGATCACGGTTTCCTTACCCAATGGCCACGCCTGAGTATATTCATCAAGCGCCTGGTGGATCGACTCATCAATAGTCCCGGTGTCCCAAACCGCGTTACCGGTGTCCATTAAGAACACCTCGACCCGATCTCGAATGTCTGCTAGTGCTTTGGCCATGATTACATCTCCGCTAGTAAGTCCTGTAGGTATTCCTTAGCCGCTTGCAGCCGGTCGTATTCTTTGGCCGCATTACGGCCGTACTCAGCACCCAACTTCTTAAACATATTCGCATCGTACACAAAGAACCGTTGCCGGTGCTCGATCGCTTCGATCGCTACCTTGAGCTTAGTGCTGTCTTTCACTTCTTCTTAGTGCTTGCCCGGCTTTGGCGCCGTGGTGCTGCAGCCTTCGGCTTCCGGCTCGGCTTCAAAGCCTCCCGCTTAGCCTCCAGCTGTTCATCCGAATACACAAACTTTTGACCGGTCGGTGCAATAATGGAGATGAACCCGTTATCCATCAACCGGTAACTGATGATCTCTTCCGCTTTGCAGCCATAGATCGCCGCTGCTAACTCTAACTCGCTTTTCTCAGCCATAATCTAATCCTTTCTATAGTGGAGAATACCGCAGGTATTCTCCTGGTAAAACCCGAAGAGTTTTTACGCGCATGCTTGCATCGCTTCTATCTCTACGCCGTTGTTTCGATAAAACAACCGCACCCAGCAGGCGCCGATCGGCTTGGGTGGACCCCAGCGCTCTACATGATAGCCCTTGCTGCCATCGTCGTACTCATCCTTATAGCCAGGTGTCCGCACGAACCAGATCAGGTCACGCGTGACCTTGCCCATATCGGATAGCCGCTCCCTTGCGATCGGCAGCACCCAGCTGTCGTGAGTGTGCCCGTTGACACAAATGTCCGCATCCGGCGTGTAGACCGCTTGACGATTCGTTTGGATGGTACCACGCGTCACCGGACCACCGCCGCCAGCGCCATGGTGATACTTAAGCCGGATGGATGCCCGCTTGATCTTGTGGACCTTGAACATGAACCGCACCCAACCGCCATAACCGCCAACGAAAACCCGGGCGCCATAGTCCGAATTCAACCGGTGTACCAGGCTGGAAACCAGGTCCGTGTGATGCTTCTTGAGGATCCCGGTCTCATGGTTGCCCTTGCCGATCAGCAGCCAATTCTCCGCAAATGGACCGTAGTCATCCGCTGCATGGCGAACGATTCGATCCAGGTAATCGGCGCCCACGTCCTCCGGTCGTATGTCATCCATGTTTGACCGAGGATCATACTTTCCTTGCATCGCACAGAATAGATCACCACAATCGATGATCAGGGCGTCGCGCTCCTTGGCCTGCTCCAGGTGAGCCCGTTCGAGATCGCGCCGGCAGTAGATGTTATCGTGGTGCCGGTCGGACGACAGTAATAGCCACTGTTCCCAGCCCTTGCGGACATTAGAGAACCGCACCGTCAACACTGCGCCATCTGCGCTTACTTTGCACTTTTGCATAATCCCCCATCGTGGGAGCCCGGGCGAGGAGTCGGCACCCAGGCCCCCAACACAAGGAGGAACAACCCTGGTGAACGTCTGGATCGCTCACCAGGACAAAACCATCCTAGACCCTGTAAGTAAAGTTTGCACTGGCGCCGTAGAACTTAAACACCGTGGTCGCTGCGCAGTCCACTACCAACCACAGGACAAACACCTCATCGTCATCAATCCACTCTGCAGTGGATAGCGTGACTGTCATCTTGTGATCGTCTGCGGCTAAGCGCTCCGCTGCAGTGTTGTGGTCGGCGTCTTCGGTCGTTGTGACCGCCGCGCCTGTCGGCGCTGACCCGGTCGCAGCCGGCAAGGTTATCTTTTCGAGCTCGACCGTGGCGAAGTCATCCGCTGCAGCCGTGCCGATCGTGTAATACACATCGATGCTCTGCAGGTATGAACCCTTCAGGTCCACGCTGTTACTGTCCAACTGGATCGGAATAGCGCAGTTAAAGGATGCATCTGTCGCACCTCGATTCATCGAAAAGACGTTACTCGCCAGTGTTGGCGTCCAGGTGCCCGCGCTGAATTGGAACAGCGCCGGACTGATAAACTTACTCATTGCCGTATCATGTACGTAACCCATCGTTAAAACCTCCGAAGTCTAAAATCTGCTCTGTATGGCGGCGGCTGCCGCTTCCCTGCGGCTTTTCTGGCATCCTTGCCAGCGCCGCCGCCTTCCGCGGACGGAACATCTAGGGCTAATAGGCGCCCTTGAAGTTCAATCGCATCCCGTCACGAATGATCGGGAGAAACCACTAGGCAACGTTCGACTTATGCAGCGGCCTGAAATCCTGAACCAGGATCGCGATAAAGTGTCTTACCTTGATCCGGTGCTCATCGTTCATAAAGACCGCCGGGCTGAGTTCAGAGCCTGCGACAAAGATCTCAGGCATCAACCCGAACCGTTCGCCTATGATGATCCCAGGTACCAGCATTGGATCGACCACTGCAGCCCAGTTATTCGCATCGGTCCACTCAGGAACCACCACCACATCGCCATCGGCGCCGCGCTGTAGGTTCTCAGAGTGAATGTCTGATGCGTTCTCCCAGAAGGGATAAAGGATCTTCTTAGCGGTTAGTTCCAGTTCCCGAGGCACCAGGCAGTAACGCGGATTGATCGCCATCGCCGGCCCGGTCCCGTAGTGCCCTGTCGCGTTCTTGATCAACAGCGGCTGGGAATAGACCGCGTTCGCGACCGTCTCCCACTGCGAAGCAGATAGCCCCGTGGTCAGCAGGTTCGCATGACCGCCGGCCGTGGTGACCGCTGTCGCATTGAAGAGCGCCCCGGTGTCGGCCATGGTCGGACCAACACCCGAGTTATCGGTAAACACGTCCGAGACCTCTTTCGAGATCAGCCGAATACCAGCCTTAGCCAACTCACGCGGATACTGTCGCAACTTGCGGATATTATCCCGATCGATCAGTTCCAACGTCAGCGGAACATATCCACCATATTTAGTGAAGTCAGCTGTTTCCGGACTGTCACCCACGGCCAACTCGGTATATTCGCCGCCCTCAGAAATACTCGGGAGAGCGCCAACCGTGCCAACCAGGGTACCAGTGATCTGGTTCAAGGTCTCAAAGTGCTCTTGCACCGTGATCCGCTGCCACCAGTCATAGCCAGCAGCCCCCAGCAGATCCCATTGGTTGGCCACAATCTTGTTAAGACTGTTTGCAACCAGGCCGGTAAAGTCGCTAGTCGTGGCCAGTGTCACCCTCGAAGGAAAGTAACCACCGTACAGGTCCCGGTCACCGGTCAGCATCATGTAAAGTTCCTTGATCCCGGACAACCTCGAAACCTTCAATCCTTCGGCGCCCTCTTCCCTGGGTGCTTGCAGCAGGTCATCGACAGCCGCTTGCAGCTGGTCATCAGTAGAAAACATCGCATTGATCCGGCCGGCTGGTCCGGCGATCACGCCGGCGCCGCCCAGGTCGCTGACCAGGCTTCTGGCGTCTTCGATCGCTGCGGTCAGTTCTGCCGCATCGAACACACGACCGTCAAACTGTTTCCGGACGTGCTCCGCCATCGGCGCAGGCAGATTAGAAGCCGATAGACCAGACTCAAGCAGGTATGCGCACATTTGTGCGCGCACCTCACGCGCCTTTTCGGCCTCCTCTTGGATTCTCGCCTGTTCGCGCTGGACGTCCAGCAGATCGCGCATAGCTGCGACGTCGCCTTGCAACTGCTCGTTTACTTGTGGATCCCCGGCGCCAGTCGTTGCCACTTCGGCCGGTTCTGGTGTAATGTTACTCATGCGTTCACCTCCGTTAAGAGAATTTAATGCCCGGACAAAGGCACCACCCCGAGCCGGGTTAAAAACCAAATCAACAGACAATACCCTTAAGATCCTCTTCACCTTCCTTCCCGCTGCAGTGAAGACAATGTCAGCGGAAAACCCTATTTTCGGCTTCCTCTTGCTCGAGCCGGATCCGTGATCCGGCGATTCCTTCAACATCTCGCGGCCGAGTTCATCAATCACCGCCTTGCTCGGTCCGATCGTGTCTAGGTCGCAGCGCACCCCAGCATTGACGTTATTCCACCTGGGATTACTCAGCACGCCACCTAGATCCCGCACCGATCGGCTGAAAGAGAACAACCCGCCGTGATCTACGAACACTTCGGCGCCGTTCCACAATTCCATCGAATCTTGCAGCACCGCTTCCGAAAACTCCCAGCCGTTACCTTTGCCGGCCGTGATCGCATCGACCACAAACCGGCCGCTATCCTGTAGCAGCCCGCTGGACTGTAACCGCGCTTGGATTTCGTCACCCTCTTCGTCATTGCGAGCGTAGCGAAGCAATCTCGCATCTTCAACCGTATCAATATCCATGCATCACCTCACTAAATAAAACCTCTCTGTGCTCTCTGTGTTCTCTGTGGTTAAGCCCTATCAATTCCTTTAGGTTCACCCGTTATCGGATCGATCTTCACGCCTGGCGGCCTGCCAGGCTTCGGCAATGGCCGTGGACCGTCCTTCTTCTTCCGCCCATTACGTTTGCCGGCATCCTTGCCGCCGGCCGCATCCTGCGGCGGTATCACCGGCGGAGGCGCCGCCGCGCCGCGTGCCAGCATATCTTCCACGTCAACCACCTCGCCTGCGAATCGGTACGCCAGCCGCATTAGTTCGGCATCATCAATCAGCTGCCGGTCGCGCATCTCCATGAAGGAGCCTATGATCGTACTGGCAGCAGTCGCCAGGGAGGCGTTATCTCGGGCGCTGATGTCGGTGCCGGTTACCTTGATATCGGTCTTTGGATCGATGTATCGATCTACCATCTTGCGCTGGCGTAAGATCACCCGGATAATGTCTTCAATCATCCACAGGAAGAAGATCTGTCGCTGCTGGTAGTGCCGGAAGGTTGGACCGCCAGCAGATTCCGCCGTTGTCCTGGTTGCGCTCTCCGGTTCCGCCAGGAAGTGCAGCGGGTTACCAGACCCGACCGCGACCATCTTCTTAAGCGTCAGCCCATCTTCGGCCGCTTCAAAACTGGACAGGTTCGGATGAATGACCTTCCATTCTTCTGTTTCATCCAGGACCAGGATTGACCCAGGTCGTGGAGGATTAGTATTTAACTCCGCCTGCCGGCGCTGGCGCTCCGCTTCGTTCACAAACTTACTGGTCACCGTGTAGATGAAAGACTGTCTATACCGGTTCAGCCTTGCCCGGTCTTCCAACCAGGCCGCATACCGCGACAACCACCGCAGCATCGGCGCCAGGTCCGACTCACCATGCCGGCCGCCCACCGGACGGTTAACCGCATAGTGCAGCATCACCGGCTTGAACTTCCCGGAGGTATCACGTGAGTCTGTCTTGTCGTTATACACGACCCACTTCTTACCGCGTGTTAAGCCGTTCTCGCCCAGCGATCGTTCGCCGTCCTTCATCCGGTTCAGGTCCGGCTTCTCATAGATCGCGATCTCTTGCTCGACGTCATTCTCCGCACACTCTATTTCCTGAATGTCTGCCGCCGGGATAGCCCTTACGTACGACATTCCGGCTTGGTCCGTAGAAACCACAATGAAGACCTCACCAGACCGGCTGAGTTCATCCGACCACTCAAACACCCGAATCGGCATACTGTTAAGCCTGTGATTCCACCAGGAGTCCAGGAACTTATTTGTTTTCTCATGCTTGGCTTCCACGCCCAGCCCGCCGCCAACCACGTATTGACTTGTGAGTTCCACAATCCTGCGCGCCAGCGGATTGACCCGCCAGGCTTCTAGCGCATCCGCCAGGACTTCATCACGATCGTAACCATGCCGGTCACGTGGAAATGTGGACCGGCCCAGCAGCCGGTCGCGTGGATCATCCAAAGCCCGCACCGCTAGACTTATTTGTCTGTCAATCTCATTCCCGAATAAGAACCTGGTTACTCTCTCTCGTATGCTCATAGCACCTCTTGCTCGCCTACTGACTAAATATCGAATGTTGCTCCACTTTCCACTGACTGCCAATCTTCTACAGGATTAATTCCTCATTCAACACCGGTTCTGGTTCCGGCTCCGGCGGAGGCTGGACCTCTTCGAAGATCTCAGCCCTGGCCCGGTTCAGGTCGATATGTGGACTTTCCGCACCGTGCGCCTGTCCCTGGTAGTTCCCATCCGCCGAATACTGCCACACCATCCAATCGCTCCACTCGTCTGGCCGAGGTCGCAGGTAAGACGCCTCCGAGGCAAACCACGGCGCCGGCGCAGCCGTGTACCGTGCTACCCACAGCGGCCAGGCTTTCCAGTTCGGAGAAGGATTGACCACATGGTTCCAGTACGACATTCGAGTGTAGATGAACGCAGCCTTGCCGCTGTGCCGGCTGGCTTCGACCACGCCATACCAGATCGCATCCGTGATCGTTTGCTTGCTCTTGCCATCAATCAACTCGCAATCCATCACCCAGCCGTACTTTCCAAAGTATGGACGCCGGTCACCAACCACCTTGAAGAAATGCGCCATCTGTAGCTTAGGGGAGATCGAAGGTTTTACAACATGATAGGCTGTTCTATACAGGTAATGTTCCTCCGCCTGAAACCAGTTCGAGTAGAACCGTGGATCTGTGTAGTAATCCCCGATCGTGGCTCGGATTGCAATACCTTCAACCCCAGCCGCGACCAGCTTCGAGAAGTTAATCTCCCCGTTATGCCTGCTTACATCAACTACCTTAAGAACCGTCCCCATCTTTCAGCATCCTTGCTTTTCATCCTTCCGCCGCGGCTATGGCGGCTTCGGCTTGCGCCCAACATCCGCCTAGCCGTTCTTCTATTGTCATACCTTGCGCGTTTACGGTTCGTGCCGATGGGTCAATGGCATAGTCCCTGATAGCTTCTAACGCCTCCAACAACTGCGCAGCATGTTTGTGCATTGGGCACTGTAAAACCTCGATAGACTCAATCTGTTGATACCCGTTCGCTGTTATCTCGATCGTACAACCGCAGTCAAGATTCTTTATTTCCTCAAAATAGTGTGTCATTTCGTGCCCACGCAGTTGAACGGCCACTGAGTCGAGCAAACTTCCCTGCTGCTCGCTGGATAGATCAACTTCTCCACATCGCCCCACGCAAACGGCGGAGGGATGCGCTCAGGCGCCGGGAAGATCTCACAGGTCGGATTCTCCGGACACTCAGCCCGGACATAGATCGTCTTCACCGACTTCTGGCCAACCAGCTCGCAGCAGTACCCGGGTATCACCGCATAGATCACCGTGTTACCGTCTTCTAGGCCCGCATTGGCTACCCAGGTCCACAATGCGCCAGGTTCCGGCGTGGGTGTTGCTGTCGGCACCGGTGCCGATGTAGGAGTGATCACAGGAACAGGAGAAGCCCCACCGAACACTAACGGCATATGCGCCCGCTGTTCGCCATTCAGAACCCGCGCCAGGCTGATTCCATCAACCCGGAACACACCGCACACGAACATCAGCACCAGCACAATGCACGCCAACCCCAGCGCTGTAAGTAAAATATATAAGCCCTCTTCAACCGTTCGCATTATTGCACCTACTTTGGTCCCTGATGCAGTCCACGCCGACGCTGACACGTCCGGATAGCATTGAATATTGCTTGAATTTCTATTCCCTTGCGCCATCCCAGCAGCCCAGGCGCCGCTATTATCCCTCGCTTGGATCAATGAAACCATGATGTTATAGCCGCTTGGATCATTAATCACCGTGTAAGGTATCGTAAAGGTTACACTGGTCGCGTTGCTTGTCCCGTAGATGTAGAACGCTACAAATACCAGCTTACCGACAGCCTTGTAGTAGATTTCCTTTACAGACGTCGAAGACCAGCCGGTCACCGTTGACGTACTGCTATAATCCGTCCATTCTGCAGTGACCAGGTCACCATCAACAACCAGACCATCAAACACCGGCCGCCCCTGGCCATCAAACCGCTTAACCTCTACCGACACGCTTTACCTCGATCCCGTTCTTTGGTCCCTCACGTTCCAACCATTCCGCTGTCACCGCCACGTCATAATCGCCGCGTGACACTATCCTTCCATTCTCAATACCGCGGAAGTTCCGCCGCGTGTCCCACTCGACTACGATCTTGGGCCCCAGGTGCCGGCCGTGCCGGCGCTGCTCGCACAATGCCCCGGCCGCCATGATCCGCTTCTCCGGCCACTTTGGATCAGCTGTGTCTGATTCCAGGAACTCCACATACTCGCGGACAGGTACCTGGTCCCGCTTCCACCAGGCATAGCCCCAAATTAAGAACAGCACAGGCAGCAGGCAGAAGCCCGCCATCAATAAATAGTCCGTTAATTGAAGTACCATATTATCTCCAATCGCTTTTTATGGGCTTGTCTAGTTTTCTAACAAACTTTTTGCTTGCTCCACAATATGGACACCCAGGCTTTGGCACCCTAAACAATCTAAGACATTTTTTGCATATATATTTATAGTCGCTCATTTTCTCATTATCCTGTAGAGAACGGCGCAGCCGTTCTCTTAAACAAAACCGCAGGTTTTGTCATTCTGTCGCCATCCATAAACTTTGCATCTCGCTCAGCGCCAGGTCCCACACCGCTACATGACCGATGTACCCCTGCCATGGATCAGATCCTGAGCTGTCACTTGCGCCCACCGCGCAGCCGGACGAGGATAGACTCCCGGACCAGGTACCCAGGCTGGTTTGAGTGGCGCCCACCTGGACACCGTCAAAGTAAGCCTTGACCTGGTCAGCCGCTTTATCCCACGTGATTCCCACAACAAACCAACCGGTTGTGCTTACTGAGGTCTTAGCAACGGTCTTACTTGTGCCGCCGGCGATGTACCCGAACTCGATCTGGTTGCTGGTGCTGCTCTTGCGAATGTACACCTGGTTATTTGCATCGACCGAGATCTTCACCATATAGCGCGCCGTTCCGTCCGTCCAATCACCCGAGGCGGACACTTTAGCCCACAGGTTAATACTGCCGGCAGTACCATCAAAGCCGGAGTTGAGCGCCGCAGAGTAGATATTCACATAGTCGCCAGTCGCCTGGCCGGCATCCACGATCGGACCATACACCGCACCGATCGCCGTTGCTGCAGCCGGCGTGCTGGTCGTGGATCCCAGGACCACCGTAGGCGCTACAATCGCCCCTACTGAACTTGCCGGCGCAGGTGTGATAGAAATCGACCCTTGCACCACAGAAGGCGCTACAACCGCACCAACCGCGCTTGCTGGCGTGGGTGTGACTGTCATGGAACTTTGCACAACGCCAGTCGCAACAACAGTACCAACCGCGGAAGCCTCCGCCGGTGTGTAGATCACATCGCCGCCCTCTTGCACCGTGGGTGCCACTACCGCACCAACCGCCGATGCTGGCGTAGGTGTGATACTCACAGACCCATAGACCACCGTAGGCGCCACAACCGCGCCGATCGCTGATGCTGGTGTAGGCGTTACAGACGTAGATCCCAGGACAACCGTAGGGTTAACCGTGGCGCCGGTCGCTGATGCTGGCGTAGGCGTGACCGTCACGTCACCGATTAGAACACTCGGATCGACTCCCGCGCTGATTGCCGATGCAGCCGTAGGCGTCACGCTTACAGAACCCTTAACTACCGTAGGCGCTACCACTGCAGATACCGCGCTTGCCGGTGTGGGTGTGATAGACACAGACCCATAGACCACCGTAGGCGCCACAACCGCGCCCACTGCCGAGACCGCCGCAGGTGTCACCGTCACCCCGCTGGACGTCTCTTCGAACGCTAACCCGATAATGGCCCAATCGTCAGCCGTAGACTCGGACCAATCAACCGCGATACTACCGGATGATCCATAGTCAAGGTCGTATTCACTCGCGACATACTCTGGCCCCCAATCTGTTAAGTAAGCTTCTGTGTAATTTGTGCCTGGTGTGTTGTTTGGGCTGTTCGCATCGTGCATCAACGCACCAACCATCAAACCATTGTCTGCTGTTGTACTGACGTTTATTGATGGATTAGCGGTTGAACCATAATCATAATTATTAGAATGTTTTGAGACTGTCCCAGTCGCCTCGAATGACACCACGTGGATATACAACGACGCGCTGCCAGTGTTTGGCACCGAAACGTTATAACTGTCCCCCGTCGATGGGCTAATCAGATAAAATATCTCGCCATATGCTTTATTAACAGCGTCTTGCACTCCCTCGCCGCTGTCAGTCATCGATACCGAGTTATAAGAAGGTACGCCACCAGTTCTAGAAGCCCCATCGCCAAACACCCACACCACCAACAGGTCGGTGTCAGCCGAACAGGTGTGCGCTACCGTCACCGGATCACCGCTACCAGAACCGCTTGACTTGGTATCATACGTGAACGACATTACGGAATCTCCGAAAAGGACCAGGATATTTCAGGCGGAGGGTAAGCATAGGTCTCGCCCTCGTCTTGATACTCCACAACCCTGTAATTCCCAGGAACAACCACCTCATGCTCGCCTGGTCCGAAGGTCTGCTCATAAGCCAGTACGCCATCATCCCACAGCAGCACATGAGCCCCGGACAAGGTCGCCGGTACCGTGAACGCGATATTGCCGACCCTCAGGTTCACATCGTTGTACTCAATATAGATCACAGTCCCATTGCCGGCCGTGACTTCGAAGATACGCTTAACGGCCACTAGAGTCTATAACTCCGGTCTTCTAGGATATTCAACGTCATAGGAACCTCGTTTACCTCAATGTGCAGCTGCCGGGTGAACCACAACCGGCAGATCTCCAACGCTTCCGCCCTGGCTTCCCGCTCGGACTGACCATCGCAGTCGCCGCGCGTCTTTAGCGCCAGGTCGAACGCATCAGCGCGCCGCTTCTGCAGTCGCCTGGCCATGGAGTAATACTGTCTCAAGCCCTCATCCTTCGGCTTGAACTGGTTGTTCGTGACGTTCTTCACGTGCCGGACCATCGTAGGGTACAGCATCGCCGGCGCGATCGTGAACCGCCTCGGAGGCGACTTGTCACCCCGCAACCGCTGCAGCACGCCTTGCTTCTCTTGCTGGACTTCTGTCACTAGCTCTAATGCGTTCACAGATCACCTCCGCTCTAAGAGATCCTTGCCCACGTCGAAGATCCCACTGGCCACCAGGCCAAGACCCAGGCCAAAGACCGCAATACCAAACCAGCCCGCAAACGCAGCCGGAACACCCAGGTCAGCGATCATATAGCCGGCACCCAGCAGCAGGCCAACCGCCATACTCACACCGCGGATCGCCTTGTCATCCTTGACATACGTCTTGCACCATTGCACCAGGCCAAGCACCACGAACAACAGCGGAATCCCCGCTACCGATGCGCTAAAGTAAGCCTGTAAGTCAAACACTGTTCACCATCCTTTCATCAACCGCTGAATCACTATGATTCGTTAATCCGGACTTCCAAATCTTGCAGCGTCAGATCCTGCCCATCGCTTACGCTCCGGTCACTGCTCAGATCCCAATACATGTAGACCTCGCGATTGGCTACTGTCGCATTGTCATCCGTCAGCCCCGCATACCTGGCGCCATCGCCGGTGTCTGGAATAGACCCACCAGAAGCGGACCAGGTCACATCTTTGACCTGCAGCAGCGCTCGATCGTTGCTGTCATCTTCTGTTAACACGTCGAAGTCAGTATCCCCAGGAGTCAGCGAATAGCCGCCATCGCTGTAACCGTTGCCGGTCGCGATCTGTGTATGGTCACTGACCGTGTTGGTGTCCTGAGTCGGCGCTGTCGCCGACGTCCACAAGACAATGTAATAGTTCGTTGCCCGCGTCACGTTCCTGGCGAACAACCCTAGA